CTACCGTGCCCAAACCTCTTGCAATGGTCCATCATAGCAGTCTCATTCTTGAGAACATCAAATGCACAGTCAAGGCAGGAGTACCGCTCAACTCCAGACCATGTAGAGGTCGCGTATCTGTAGATATTTCTCATTCTAAGTTAATATCCCACCAGATGTAGAAGTCACAGATAGCCTGATGTGCCCCTAGCTTCCCGTCATAAAACTCCCTGTCCCCGGCGTGGTTAGACCCAAGGATGATGAAGCTGCCAGCAGCCCCTTTGTAGCAAGACAGTGTGAGCTTGACTAACTCCCTTAAGTTGACCGCGCTCACATAGCTCTTGTCCCAACAGTTGATCTGGAATCTGGTACGGCCTATGCCGCTATAGCCGTCCATGCTCTCCAGCATCTTACCCGCAATTTCCTGAATGGCGATGGATGGGTAAGCTGTCTTGGGATCAAGCGGGATTGGCCCAATGCGGCTAACGCTGCCCGTAGTAACCTCAGATGAAATAGTGGAGTTGCTTAGTAACAACGTCCTTAGAGCGCCCATCCTGGTCAGGCTCACGAGTCCGCTCCTTCAATGAGTCCTTTAACTCCTGCTCGTACTCCACTTCGATAGGCCTCCTCATTGTCAAACACCGAATCTCTGATGACACCGTGAGCCGCCCGTCCCTCTGTTCCAAATTCCAAAAAAGGCGCATAATCAATTCCTGATTTGTTACGGGGATCGTTCTCTAGCTTCTGCCCTCCAGCCTGCAATACAATACGCGCTCGGTGGTCTCCCTCCTCTACAGCAACCAATTCGATGGAGTCTCTGGAGGCCCCTGTATCGACCGGCCAATCCTGAGTAGCCTGTTCCAACATCGGCTGGGCAGCTTCCAACATAATAACAGCAAGCGCATGTCCGTTAATCTCCGCTCTTATTTTGTCCAGACCAAAGGTGTTGAGCTGAATGCCCACCTGAGATCCTGATTCACGGGAGCGACGGCCTGTAGTCTGTCGAACTAGGCTAGCCATTGGGCTCAATGACCTCCAGGCGCAGACGAGTGCTGTATCGGTTACCGTCTTCCTCATTGCCAAGGATATTGAAGATAGTACCATCAACAATAACCAACATGGACGTAGGGTCTATCTGGGGGAAGTAACCCTTAATCTTGAGTTGGCGAGTCTTAATGACCCTGGTCACCTTCCCAATACGCTCCTCGTTATCAGTGGGGCGGATGAGGATTAAGGGACCGATGCGACAGCTAAGATCCTCTAGGCCGGGGATGTCAGAGGGTGTGCCATCAACCCATTGGCCAGTATCACTCTCCTGTGTACGATTCCTGTTCTGAACGGTACATTTACTCGGGAAGAAGTCAGTCAGTGAAGCCCCAAGGCGGGGGTCTAGGATGGATCGCATTAGTTCCCCTCGCGCATCCAATCCTTGACAATCTTTTCCTTGAGAGCTGGTGAGTCATAGATGTTGATCTGTTCAGCCACGTCGAAGTCAGAGACCTGCATGTCATCACTGAAGACTTGATCCCGGAGGGTCTTAGCTCTATCACGTAAGACCTTGGCGAGTGCCGGTCCATCCGTCTCTAGGTCAAGCAGCTTGATCTTTTTCTGAATGAGAGCTTGATTGTTAGCAATGGCGTCTAGGGCATCAGCAGCCGGTAGCCGTAAATCAGCGGAGTCAGCAGAGGCCTCCAGGTCAATAAAGGCCTGGATATCCTCGTCAGAGATGAGCACATGACGATAGCTGACCGTAATGTTGCCCACAGCCGGGGCCGCGCTGAAGACGATAACCCCAGTGTCTTCCTCTGGTGTTGAAGTGATTGGACTTAGCGAAGGTGTAATGATTACAGTTCCGACCACCATCGGGAAATTGGACACTTGACAGTCAACCTGGACACCATCCAAGGCAATGACTTCCCTTGCGTACAGGGGTTTGTCAGAGATGAGCGCTCGAATGGTGTCTATGGCTGGCATTGGTTATTTCCCTTTCTTCTTGCCGCCCCTAGCTTCCTCCAGGGCCGGTTCCTTGAGGTCCACAGTCTCTCCTTGTGGCTCAGGGGCCTTGGGACCCAAATCAGCCCTCAGCCCCCGAATCTCATCAAGGATTGCCCGCTGGTAGAACTCCCCCGCCGTCATTGGCTGGGGGAGTCCATCAGGTCGAAGCACTCTAGGTGCCATCCCCTTCGGATGCGACGGTCATCTTGGGATCGACCCGAATCGCGCCGAAGAAATGACGGATCTTGTAGTCGATGCCGTCGTTGTCGAAGTTGCCCTCCATGATGCCGGAAGGACCACCACCGATGAGAATCTGGTCGGAATCCTTCATATACATCTGGGGGTTGCGATGGCCACGGAGGAAGCCGTGAGCCAATGCGGGCCGCTGCCCATTGCTGGGATTGGCGAAGAGATACCACTGGGTATCCTTGATGCCACTCGCCGTACAGACGATGGGCAGGTAGGGATTGACCTGAAGGCTGAACTTTGCCTTCATCCAGTTTAGGGTGATAAGCTCGGTGGTGGTCGAACCGGGCGCCTCGGTAAGCCTGAGTTGCAGGCCGTTGAGCATGTTCTGAGCCGTGATGCTCAGAGCCGGTCCCACGACCAGCGTAAACATGTCGATCATGATCGGCTCCCCGTCCGCGTCAACCTGCTTGGACAGGATCGTCATAGCAGTCTGAAGGGCCGGGATAGACAGCGCCGGGTTGCCAGTAACAATGTTCCCGTTGCCGCCCGTATAGAAGGAAGCGTGAGGGCCAGTGGACGCAACAAACTGCTGCGTAACCGTCTTCTCTTCCAGCCGTCGTGCGCCGATGGCCATCTGCATGGGCCGCGAGTCCATCGAGTTGAGATCGTCATTGACGACCAGCTCGAAGCTGAGACCATACCGGCGACCATATTTCACGACGGCCAACTGGTAGCGGGCCTCAGTGAACGTGATCTCCGGGTAGGGTCCCTCTTCCTTCACCTTCTCCAATACGGAGCTGCCGCCGTCGATGGTCAGCAGATTCAGGTTTTTGAAGTCCTTCAAGTCGAACGCCGCCGAATACGCCGGATAGGTGACCGGGTACGGAGCGTAGTTGCCCAGGAGTTGCTTATACATCAGGTCCCCAAGCAACAGCGGAAAGTCGCTGGTCGTCATCGCCTCTTTGAGCTTCCAGTCGGGCGTGATTCCCTTACGAACACCGGTAATGAGCTTCGCGACCTCAGTCAAGGCCCGAAGGTACTCCCCCTTGGGTACGCCATTCTCGCGGAGTCTCCGGTAGCCCTTGGCTCCCGCAGCCTCTTGGATAGCAGCTTCCCGCGTGATGCTGACCGAATCACGTACAAGCTGCTGCTCGTCGTGCATTCGGTCCAGCGCTTCAAGTAGTTTCATATGATTGCGTCTCCTTTATGAATTGGAGTGGGGCTGGCTAATAGCCAACCCTCACTCGTTTCGTAGCAGATTGGCCGCTGGTCATGGTCTCCTCCAGGTAGCCAAATCGAATGCCGCCCGCCCTCTTACTGAGCTGGGGAGTGTCCCCAACACCGAAATACACGATGTCTCCGACCGCCGCAGTCACGTTAGCGTCGGCGGCGCTGGCTCCACTGGAGTCGATTGAGGCCACGGACAGGTTGAAGGACCCATCCAATTGGACGGTGGATTCCCCGTCCGCGTCCCGGTCGTTGAGAGCCACACCGGGCATTTGACCTACAGCTACCGGGTCACCAGAAACAACCCCACTGGCCACCGGATAGGTGCGAGTCTTGGGAACATCCGCGAACTTCCGATTGGTCGCCATAGTTACTGACCTCCCCTCATGGCGATCTTAACAGCGGCTTCGGAAAGCCCCATGTCGCCCAGATAGCCGCCCAGCTCCTTCAGCCGGTCAGCGTCTTCGGTATCCTCGGCGGCTGCTTCTCCCAGTCCGCGAATACCAGCCTTACGCTTGCCGCCCGAGAAGGATTCGGAAAACGTCTTCGCGGTAGCCTTGACAGCATCCACGTCGAGCTTGCCTTCCTTCAGGGGAGGATTGGCCGCAAGCAGCTTGACAGCATCCATCTTGACCGTCACCCCAAGAGTGGTGAAGGCCTCCATGAAAGCCGCCGCGCAGAGGGCCTGATTCTGTTGCAGGGCCATCTCCGTTAGCTTGCCATTTGCCTCTTTCAACTTGGTCTCAGCGTCCGCAGCCTTTGTTTGAGCCTCGCGGAGACTGGCCGTTTCTTGTTCCGTCATCGTTTGTGTCTCCTTATTGATCGGCGGCTCAGTGGCCGCTCTTGCACCTTCTACCAACGCCTGACCGCCAGCCCCAGGATGTGTTACGAAGTCCGTAGACTTCGCCGCTACCAGTGACTCGACGATAGGTCCCTTGCGCCCCTCAGCCTCGCCCATTTTCACCTTACCACGAGCGTTGATGGAGACGCCAGTATACTTGGCCTTCTCCTTGATCCGAGGGGCAAAATCCGTGAATGGCTTGAAGGTCGAGTACAGTCCCGGTCCCTTCGCCCCATTATCATCCCACTTGGCATCCTCAGCGAGGACCGCCGCGAGAGTGGCCATGCTGCGCTCAGGCCGCTCACTCTCCTCCTTCTTAGTGGCATGATCCCAGTGCATGTGGAGGCCTTCCCGGAAGATACCGGGGCCGTCCCGCTTGAGGACTTCGGCGCTATAGTAGCCGCTCGAACCCCAGCCAGGAGAGATGATCTTCACTGGGATGGTGGACTGACCGGCAGCCTCTTTCAAATTGACCGACCCAATGATTTCAACAGCTTCCGCAAGCTCGATCCCCTCATCTGTAATGATTACAGTTTCGGAATCCTTCAACACGGCCTCAACAGCGATGGCAAATTCATCTGTCAGCGACTCAGCCAGGAAGGAGCCGCCGTTCTCCTTGGCATCCACGTAGGCCGCGTAGACCTTCTTGGGCTCTCCAAGGGTCACCTTAGCAGCGTCATCCTTCTTGTAGGATCGCTTGTGCATCTGCCCACCATGCTGATAGACAACATCGCTGTCATACACGTCCTGGACATATGGACCGTTGTTTGAGTAGGTGTCCGTCACGCCGTGAGCTAGCATGAGGGCAGTCCGCAACTGACTCCGCAGAGCATCATGGCTGTGGTGCATCGGAAGGGCAGCTTCGATAAGTTTAATCATCGTCGTCTCCTACTTCTTATTCGTCACTGCCGGTACTCCCCCACCAGCAGAGGGCTTAGGAGTCGGCTTCTTGGCATTGATCTCAGCAGCGTCAGCCTGCTTCATGGCCGCATCCCCCAAAGCTTTCTTGGCGTCCGCTTCATCCTGGTCCACCTTGAGCCTATCAACAGGGGTCACATACCCCTGAGTTTCCGGCCCATTCGGATACAGAGCCTTCATGACCTCAGGCACGTTCTCAAGCCCAAGGGCCTCAAGTAGCAACTCACACACTAAGCGCCTATCAGGGATAATACCATCTGCGGGGCTCCCATTCAAGGTTGCCGCTGCAACTACCGCCCTAACCCGCTCGGTCACGTTCCGTTCGAGGATATTCGGGAAAGCCACCTCTACGAAAAGACTGATCGGCTCCCCAACCACTCCCCCAGCATCATCCTTATTAACAGGCATGATAACACGGTAGGACGTGGTACCGTCAAATGGGTCAGTAGTCTCCTCGACTGTAGCCCCTAGTTTGTTCAGCCTGCCGCTTGAGGCCCTAGCGGATGAAATGATGACGAATCGGATAATGGCCTCGATGACCATCATCCACATTTTCTGTTTCGAGACCATCTTAAGTTCAGTGGGACGGTCAAAAGTGGTGCTGGTCGCGAAGTTGCCTACATCCGAGTCTCCAAAGAACGTATCGGGCAGGCCAGTGCCAGCCGCGACCATCAACCTCAGAGGCCGTCCCTCCTCAGCAGAAGTGGTAGCGCCAGCCGTCTTGACCGCTGAGATGTCCATCTTCCCGGATGCTAAGAACCAAGCAGCCGTGTTATCAGGCGGGTTGGTGTCTCGTACATTGCCGGTGGTTACCGCCGTCCCCAGCTTGCTCTTAGCGGCTGCAATACCACTCTTGCCCTGGATTCCGGTCACCTTCATGGCCATACGAGCGTAGGCCTGAATGATCGTGGCCCAGTTCTCAAGCATGGTCTTGTAGGCAATAGCCCATGTGAAGACTGACATGTACTCAGGGCAGCCAAACTGCATATCAGCCAGCCCGCCAGTCTTCAAATGGTAAATGGGCATCCCCCATTCCACCTCAAAGGTCTCCCCTGTGTCAGTCTTGATACTAGCCGCTTGCTCACTCTCGCCTAGGGTGTACTCGATGTCAGGATAGAGCTTGCAGTATGACTGGCCAGAAGCATCCGACCACACTCTTTTGTAGAACCACGTACACTTAGAGTCATTAGGGTCAGAGATGATGGCTACAATCTGGTCAACAGGGATCGTGCGTCCCCGAACCTGACCGGAGTCCTCATCGGCCACAAGACACAGAAACGTGTTGCCCACGATCTGTTGCTCATCGCTCCTCTGCTGCCAAGCCAGAGGGGACGTAAGAGCCTTTTGATTCTTAGGGTTGTCGAAGAAGTCATCAATGACCTCCTGGACAGCGGGATGCTTGGCTTTGAGGGTAAACCCTTGGGCGAAGATGTAGAGCGTCTGGACCTCGACAGCTCTCCGTATCAGCGGATTCATCAGGTACATCCGCCGCGACAGGTCCATGATCTTCTTAAGGGATTCCCGCTTGAAATTCCAGCTCTTTTCGCCTAAGGACCCGAACTCACGCCAGCCTAGAGCGTCATAAGCTAACTCAATGTCAATAAGGTTCTCCTTGAGCCGATCGGCCTGCATTTGCAGCGTTTCGGCAGTCATCAGAGCGGCCTCGGCCTCATTCACCAGATTGGGGTAAGCTGCGTTCACTACACCCCGAATGAGGCCTCGAATTGGGTTAGAAAGCTGCATCTGTAATGATTACAGTTTGGGCTAAGTTACTGATTTCACGAGAGCTGGGGCTGTCTGGACAGCAGTCGGGACTGGAATAGGCTTCGTTGGGGCTGTGTTGGCCGAATCCTTAATAGCCTTCAAGAAGCCCTCGACCAGAACACTGGTCTGAGCCTCGTCCATTGCTATCCCCAGGGCAGCACCCTGAGAAGCCATCAGATTCATGACAATCTGCTTCTTAAGGGCGTCATTCCCCGCTCCGGGTAGTGCTACTTGGACGGTCGAAATCCCCTGAACAGCAGTGGATAGAAGCAGGCCTGCTAGTGGATTGATGGCCTTGACCACTCCCACAGTGACCGGATTGCCCGCTATGTCAAGTACTTTCTTGAAGATGTTAAGCCAGCTCATATGACCCCCTTATACCGCGAATCTCAGTCAATGTAAAGAACAATTTAGGCTTATTTTGTTTCAGTATGGACTAATTCTCACGGCATCATCGAACAAAAGAAGCCCGTCCACGTCTTCTGGATCATCCGCAAGAGAATCAATGAATGCTACGATATAGCGGGCCGTATCCATGCCATGATTGTCCTTATCCAGCGGGATCTCGTCACGCTTGCTGTTGACCAGCTCGTTGTGCTTCTTGTCCCAGACATATCCGTCGAACTCATCAGCGGTACAAGTAGGAGACCCCTTGGCGGCTAAAGTTTCGTCTTTTTGGACCAGACCATCTCGAACGATGAAGATACCCGGTCGGCCTTCCCAGTTGTGCTCCAGGCGCTTCTGAACGGCCTGAATACCGGGCCGAATGAGCTTAAAAGCCGGTAAACACGGCATCCCAAGGTGTCTTTCGAGGGTAGCCCGGTCCTCAGCGTCGTGATCACAAATAATAGCCCTGGGCCGCTCAATTCCCTCATTTAGCTGCAATATCTCGCGGGCAACATCCTCCACGAGCCTGCCGGTATGATAAATCTCCCGAATCATGTAAAGAGCGCCGTTTGGGGCCTCAATCCAGTCCTGCCAGACTAGAGGATGAGTAAATCCGAAGTCAAAGCCCCAATAATGAGGCCACTCAATCCAATCGACCGGCAGCTCATTCATAGAGATGAGATTTACCTGAGGGTCCCACTGCTCGTAGACAACACCCTCAGCCGCCACCCAGAGGCCCTTGTAGAGCCTGGAATGCCTGACTCCCTGGAGTCTCTTGAGCTTTCCGAGATATTGAATGCCCTCTGGAGTCCATTCTTGGGTGTGGGGATGGAATAATCGGGGATTGTCCTCGTGAACAGACTGCAACATGGTTGTGAGGCCCTTGTCGCACCTCTGTTTCAACCAATGTGTAGGCCGGTCTGGGTTACAGTCGCCAATTAGCTGCTGGTAGGGCACTTTTCCATTACGGAGGCAGGCCGTAGCAATTTCCCAGTCATTCTCGGTGCATTCGGTCGCTTCCTGGAAAAAGCCGATGTCCCACTCAGACGAATTGAGCCGGTCAGGGTTATCCATACCCAAAACAGCCAAAATTGAGCCATTTGGGTAGTTAAATATCTGATCTTGCTTATGGAAATGGACTTTATCGGGCGGTTTAAGTACATTTTGCTGGTAGGTGACCAGACAGGAGTTGGTCATACTCGCCCTGGTCTTGCGGGCCATGAATCCGCGAGCTTCGGGATACTTTGTCAGCACCAGATGTATCTTTTGGATGACTCCGAGGCTCTTGCCAGTCCCCTTCGGCCCAGCTACCAGAATCTCCTCATCCCGGCGATGAAACAGCTCCTTGGATGCCCCAAAAGGATGATAGCGGATACGGTGCTTGCTGGCCTTTATGAGATCATCATTTTCCAGCAGGCTCATGAGGCTACAGTCTGCCCCTAAGCAGTAGGACAACTACAACTACGACTACGATCACACCCAGGCTGGACCCCAAGAAGGGATCGCGGGTGTTGTAGACATGGTAGGAACCGAAGCCCCCACCAAGCAACAGAAACAACACAAGAAAAATCAGTAGTAAGTTCATACCCTACTCCTTTTTACTGTCCGTTGGGGAGACTATGAGATTCTTATCTCTCTCCGTAAGGGCTCCCTTCGCCGCCGATGATTCCGCTGTGAGTTGAAGTAGCTGGGTCAACCTAGAGTTTACCGCAAGGTGGACCTGTTGAATAGCTGCCCCGAGGAGACCAATTAGAATAGGTGCAGTTATCCCAATTAACACGTTGATGGTGGGGCCGTTATCCCTGTCGGGTCTAATCATTACAACCCCAACGATACCTATAACGGTCAGGCTGCATAGGACGA